CCATTTCATAAGCTGCGTAGATAAATAAGCCCATAAACAGGCAAACCATACCTACCACTATTAGATCTAAACTGTTCATCTTTCGCCCTTTGTTAAGGCCGAAGCGCTACTTATCCGAGTAGCCCTCCCGGCGTGTGTAGTTAAAGTATGAACCTACGCACCGACAAAAGGCAACGCGACACGCCCTACTTAGCTAGTCTCTCCTCTAGCAACAGCTCGTAAATCTTATCTACGCGGATTTCTATACGCTCAACGCGCCCTACAAGGTTATGCCCGCCGTTGCCGTCAGGCTTTAGCTCAGATAGGTAGTACTTAACAAGGTGCCGCACAAGCCCAGCCATAAACCCTGAAAGCGTAGCAATCCCCAAAGCTACGGCTATGTATGCCTGGGCTTGTGACACTTACTGAGCGCCTATCCCGAGTTGCTTTTCATTAGGTGCTATAGCTTTAAGTACTGGCCCAATTAGCCCAGCAAGAAAAGCATTAGCTAGTACTTTAGGATCTGTGATGCCTGATAGATACAGCGCACCCACGCACGATAGAGCTGCACGTAGGTAAGACAAGGCCGCAGCCTTTAGTTGCTCTTGCATTGTATTGCTCCTTAAATGCCCCTTAGTTGACCTGTTTTAACACAGCTACAATATGGCTTGATGATGCCGTAATACCGTACAGGCCTTCGTTATCACCCACGGGCACTTGCATTTTATCGCCATTATCTAGCTTGTAACCGTTAGCTGTAGTCACGTTGGCATCGCCTAAATATACAGCGCCGCCGCCTAGATTATGTAGCCATACGGTTTGATCCATAATGTTAGCTGCTACTAATAATGTAGCTGTTGTAGTTACTGTTACCTGTGCGCTAGTTGGCATTTTCTAATCCTAACTTAGTAATTAAAACCCTGACCTTTTCAGGGCTTAAAGCTATCTCAAAGTGCATTTCATCTTTTCTAATCCAATCCCCGCCCCAGGTTAGCCCGTACTTTTTAGCCAGGGCACGGATCATAGGTACCTTAGCTGCATCGAACGTGCCTACCTTGCCTAAAGGGTGTTTAGTTGCGTTGAGGTCTATAGCTGTGCCGCTTGCGTGGTTGCTTAGCTTGCCTGGCACACCTCTTACGTCTCTGTAAGCGTAGCCCCAATCGTCAAACGTACCGCCCTCTATTGGCTCTATTAGCTCGTTAAACTCTTTAGCAAAGTTAATAAGCAACGGCGCTACCTTTTCAGCGCAGCGAATTTTAAGGCTTGTGCCCTCTACCTTAAAAGGCTTTACGCCTATCTCAGTCTGGTCTTTAGATGCAGGCCACCCGTTGTAGCTAGTCTGCAAGGGCTGCGATTTCATCGGCAGTTAGTCCGAGCTTGGTATAAACGGCTTGGCGCGCTGCCGCTTTGTCAGCTGCGGCCTTGTCATCGGCTGCCTTCTGATCCGCATAAGCCTTAGCATCGGCCTCACGCTGAGCCAATTCAGCAACAGTTAGCTCACGCTCTACTACCTCACCTGTTGCGCAGTTGATTTCGATTGCAGTTGTCATTGTGTCTCCTATGATTTAGATATGCCGTAGAGGTAAAAGGTTGAGTATTGAACAAAGTTGCCAGCTCCAGGTGTCATTTTAATGGATGTAATTGCAGCTGTATTAGACCAAAGGCCAGCCACTAAATCAGCATATGAAGCAGTTGCATTATTTTCTGTAACTGAATCACTTGAATAAGATTTATAATTACTACTAGCATAATTTGGAATATAAAATTCTATATTAGAAAAAGTATTAGCTGTATAACCACTTGGAGTTACTACACCAAATGGAGCTGTTGCACCATTAAAACTCCCTGCTGTTGCACCATCACCTTCAATAGAGCGATATGTAAAATTGGCAGATGAACCATTAAATTCCAAAGTGCCATATGCAACGCTGCCTGAACTTTGTCTAGTAGAACTTTTAAGCAGTAAATCCGTATAAGTAGCAGAAATGCTGCTGAAAGTAACAGAGGCAGCCCCACCACTACCAACAGTATTAGATGCAATCAAAGTATATGTATTAGGCATTATGCAGCCGCGATTCCATAGAGTGTAAAAGATGTACCTGAAACAAAAGCACCGCTAAGTGCACCTACTTTTACAGATGTAATTGCAGAGGTGCTGCGCCATAATCCAACTCTAGCCTGTGTAGCACCGCTTGTAACTCCGTTCATCCTAGTAAGTACTGTTTTGTAAGTTGTACTATTAGAATAATTCTGAATAGAAGAAATGGCATTACCAGTCGCAGTAGTTAAAATACCGCCAAGATACATCTGAGCAACACTTGAGTTCCTAGCAGATGTAGCACTTGTACCATCTCCGCGTAGGGAAGTCATTGAATAATTTGTACCAGTATCACCATTAAATTGTAAAAAAACATTATCATCTACTGTTAGATATCCATTAACTATTAAAACTAAATCAGTATAAGTCCCTGAAATGCTAGAAAAAGTTATATCAGATGCATTGCTACCTAAAGTTGTAGTTGCTAAGGGAGTGTATGTTGATCCTGCGGCCATTGTTATGCTCCCTTAATTCCGTATAGGGCGAAAGATGAATACTGAATCGCGCTACCTGCACCAAACTCAATATAAAGAGAAGTAATAGCAGCCGTGTTTTTCCACAAAGTTGAGTTTAATGCGATAGTGCCGTTGCCATTATTGTCAAAACCACCAAAGGTACGAATCGTGGTGTATTTATTTGTGTTTGTGTAGTCTAAAACATCCATAACTAAACCGCTAAATACTCCACTAGTGTTTGTTGAACCTGCACCCATACGCCAGCCAATAATAGCAGCGGCATTACTACCAACCTGAGTAACTGAGCCGTTACAGGATAAGTAATGATTGTAAAAATTAGCCCCTGCGCCGTCAGTATTTAGTACTGTATAAATGCTATCCGTATCGTTTGCATAGTTTGTGCGCACTATTCCACGCACCTGTAAATGCGTGTAAGTTTGTGGAATTGAGGTAAATTGCATTGAGCCCGAAGTGCCACTAGCTACAGATATTGTAGCAATAGACTCATAAGAGGTAGCAGCTGCGCCACCGCTGAGCATCCCAGCTATTGTGTTAAGCAACGGCGCCCACCACATACCAGGTATCTGTAGCAACCTTAATACAGGCAGCCGATTTATATTGTGCCACGGTAGGAGATGCCGCTACTGCTCCAGCGCTTAATACCGTAGTAGTACCTGAGGTGACCGCGCTAATAGTGACTAGGCCTACACCTTTGTTCAGCACCGTAATAACCGTACCCACGGCAAAAGCCACGGATGCGTTAGTAGGGATCTTAAAAGCTACGGCTGTGGCCTTGTTCATTGAGATAAGCTGCTGATATTGGTCAGCTATAACAGCCGTGTAGTCCACGGTCTTGTCAGCTGTGACATCGAAAGCCACCAACGTGTTCATAGCTGCGGCAGTTAGCACCTCACCAGTAACAAACGGAAACTCTGTGGCCATTTTATTGCTCCTTAATAACTTAATACGCCGCTGTCAAGCAGGCCGTATATTGCTGAGTCTAATATAAAGCCGTCAATAATTGGCTCTAAAGTGGTTAGTGTTGTTTTCCAGCTATTAGGCGTAATGCTCATAGCCACGCCAAACACCTGCAAAGTCTTAGTTAGCGTTGATCCGCCAGGCTGGTTAGTTGTAATAGTTACAGGGTCAAAATAATCCAGCTCTAGCGCTGCAATAATGCCTAAGTTGTAATTATCGGTGTAGAGGTCTAGCTGAATCGCATCGCATCGGATGCTTGTCTCAGCCCTAGATGCTATGTATGCCTGTGCATAGTCCAGGGCCACGGCATCGGTCTGCATTAGTAGGTTTTGCTGGTTGTAGCTATGCACAAAGTACTTATCTATGCTGGGCTGATTTATGGCCGTTTGGGCCGTGCCTCCTGTGCGAGTAACGCTGGCTGAGTTGTAAACTAGCGTATCGTCAAGGCGCCACACCGCATTAAAATAACTAATATCTGTGCCATTATCGTTAAATACTGTAGGCGTAGCCCCTGTACTGCCAGCCGTTACAGCTCTATCCTGGAAAACAAACGACCCTGAGGCATCTACATATAACGCCCCGTACTCGCTGATTTCGACCACTTGCATAGCTGCAAGGCTTGTGCGGGCTGTGCCTGGGTCTGCCTGCATTGTGGTCAAACCTGCATCCACATCACGCATAGTAGCTGGCCAGGCAATAGCATCTAACAAAGCGTTAATTCTTGCACCGCTAAGTTGACCCGCTGAGGTACCTGCCACGGTACTAATCTGTGCATTTTGTGCCAGCCTAAAAGCATCAACGGCCATTATGACCGTGTAAACTACGTCATTAGCGTTTTTAGGCGTAGTAGTTGTATAGCTAGTAATAAAGCCTGAAAAGATAGGGTAAGTGACCGCGCCGTAGGTAGCCGTAATCTGCACTTTACGCATAGGCGTTAGTAAATTGTAATACGGGCTGGCTGGGTTTTGCGGGTTAAAGTCACCGTTTTGGTCAACGATACGCAGCGATAGTGTGCCCGTTTGGAATTGGTCAGCCTGTGCGTTACGGCCTCTAATAGTTTGGATGCTGTCCACTACGTTAGACACGTCCACGATTACAGCTGCACTATCTGCTAATACGTTTGTGCCTAGTATGCCTTGATCTAATATCATAGCCTGGGCAAAGGCTGGGCCAGTACTAAAGTTAATAACAGCGTTTACTGTAGGTACTGTCATACTGCTATGGCCCCTGCGTAGGTAGTTAGGTAACCGCGCCGTGCTATCTCGTTCATAGCATTTTGGACGGCATCTACAATTATATTTTCATCACCTACGGCACCTGCATTAACTGTAATGTTTATATCGTAGTTGCGGTCTTTATTTTGTGTCGGGTTGTATGTAATTCCTGCATTTGAGTTAACACTATTTGGAAAAGCATTATCAATGTTGCGGTCTGGGTTTTGTCCAGGGTTGTAATCCACTCCTGGTATGCCTACGCCTGGGATAGGCAAGCCTGGAATAATTGGTGTAATTGGCGTTGGAATTACTGCTCCTGGAATAGCCAGACTAGGGAACTTAAACTTTGCCAATAGGTCTAGTGCAGCTTGTAGGTTAGCAAGGTTAATAAGATCTGTGGACTTCATACCTGCTAAGACCTTGTTTATGTCTAGCAGCTTGGCGTCTTGGCGCTGCAAGGCGCCTAATATCTTTAAGTCCTCGTTTAGCTTGGCCGTAGCCTTTAATATAGCTGCCTCATCCTTTGAGGCTATGGCATCTTCAAGGGCGTTTATATCTTGCTTAACCTTTAGGCGTTGCACATCGTTGGCTATAGCTAATATCTGTGAGCCAGTAGTGGCTTTGCCCAGCGCCTCAGCCTGGCCTATTAGCGCTGCGTTAAGTTGGATTTTGTCTAAATCAAAAACATCTGCGCCCTTGCTTAAAGCTAGGTTAGCCTTGTCTATTGCTAAAGATAGTTGTTTAGCCTTAGCTGTAGCTAGTGCCGCTGCGGCTGTTTTTTTACCTTCATTAGTAATTTTTTTAGCGGCAGCGAGGGCCTGCGCATCTTGTGCCTTTTTGCCCTGGTATGAGGTAGCCATACCTGTACCTGCAAACTTACTAGCGGCTCTTGCTTTATCTTGGGCCTCAAACTCTGCAAAGGCTTTGTTAAGATCGCCAAGCATATTAAAGGCACCGCTGCCAGTAATTATGTCTAATACTCGTGCAAAACGTGCAGCGTAAATAATGGCAGTACCTATAGCACCACTCATAGACTCTATAAGGCTAAGAGTTTTAGGTAGTCCACCTTCACCGCCTAAAATTGCAAGGGCATCCACTAAATCTTTGCCTAGTGTCTCGGCTACGTTTGCACTTGCTACGCTTAACTTATCTAACGATCCTGCGTAAGAGTCTGCTGCTATCTGCGCCTGGCCTTTACTGACCTTAGCCACCTGGGCTAAAATCTCCTCAAAACTCATAGCTGCTAGCTCAGCTTTAGTTAAACCTAGCTGGTACTTCATTAGGCCACGCGTATTACCCTGGTAGGCCTTTGATAAATCTGCCGACACGCTCACTACGTCAACGCCACTCATAGCGCTAAGGTCAAGGGCTGTGCGTAATAAATCTTGCGACTTAATATAATTGCCCGTACTGGTCAGTAACATCTGATAGGCAGGGCGTAGCTTGTCATCTAATATGCCGTATTGTTTTTCTAAGTCAGATATAAACGTTTTAACCGCTGGGTCAGCAAAAGCTAGCCCTAAATTATTAAGAGTTTTGCTAAGTACTTTAGCGGCTTTGTCATCCTCTGCAAAAGCCCTAACGGCTTGCATCGCACCTCTAGCGCCGAAAGCAAGACCAAAAGCCCCAGCTAAACCTTTAACACTTTTAGTAAGTGTCTTAGTAGCTGTCTCTGCCTTACTAAATGCCTTTTTGCCCGTAAACTCGGAGGCTATATCTATAACTACGCTGGCCATAATTACACCTTTGTACTTTTATTAAGGGCAGCCGCGGCTGAGTTAATGGCTGTTATGACCGCATCTCTAGCCTTGCCGTTATTTTCATCGTAGGCCCTAAATAAAACGCGGCCTTGCATCCTGCCCTGACCCTTAAAAGGTGCGTTATATTTTTGCTGTTGGTTTTTTACAAAGATACTCTCAGGGCTTAATTTACCCATACGCTCATAGATAGATGCTGCAGCGTTTTTGTTAAAGATACTGACCAACGATCTAAAGCCTTTAGAGTTAGGTTTTGAGGGTGTGGTTTTATAGCCTATTTTAGATTTTGCTAGGCTCACGTCATAGGTAGGGAACGTGCCTGTTGAGTCAGGACGTGCTATCCAACCGCTAAGTATCTGTCCATTATCGGGCAGGTATCCTTTGCCAGTTTTAACTATAGGTTTAAGGGCAGTTGCTACTTCTTTAGGCAACGCTTTAGCCAGGTCAGGGGTAAACTTTTTAAGAGCTTTGCGTAGCTCAACGCCCCCTCTTACCTCTACTGGCATTTTGTTGCTCCTTAGCTTTATCGGTTAAAACCTTTAGCATATTCTTAAACATATCTGCATCCAGGTCTAGTAAATACTGGGGCGCGATTCCCGTTTCAACGGCTAGCTGTGCGACCAGGTAACCAAAACTACCGCGCCCCACTATTGCGAAGGGTCATCGTCCAATACCTCAACCTTAGCTAAGGTGTCCAAAAATAACGCTCCAAAAACAGGTACTTCAATGCCACTTGATCTAAGGCACTCGTGCGCTAGCCAGTAAACATCGCTCTGCTTTTCATCATCTCTAAAGGCTTTATGAAAACCTTTTTTTGCATATAACTCAAAGGCCCACTCAATTTTCGGCGTTATCTGATGCTCAGATACCGTACCGTCTGCCCTTGTTATTTTAAGTTTTGCCATTGTGTTAGCCCCTTTTCTTTATTCTTATGGTGCGGTTGTAATTACGATTGGTGAGTTACAGGTAAATGTAATGCTCTGCATTGATTCATCTGCTACAGCGCCGTTAATGTCTTGAGTGTTATTAACCAAAACTGTAGTGCTGTATAGCGGGTTAGTAGTTGATACTGCGCCGCTAGTTTGCTTTAGTGTGAGTGGCACGGTTGTACCCCACGCAGCTTGCAAAGTTGCACGTACTGAACCTGCACCTGAGGCAGCATCATCGTTTAGAAAATCTAAAGTAATTGTGCTGGCCTCTAAGCCTTTTACAAACTTATGAGCAGTATCGCCCATAGCTGTTACCTCTAGCTCGTCAAAGGTTCGAGAGATGCTAGCGCTGGTTACGTGATCTGATAGTGCTACTGAGTTAAGAGTAGCCACTACGCCGTTTGATAAGAAAATTGCCATTAGGGCTATTCCTCTACTTTCTGTGTTGTAGTTTCTTTTGGTTGGGTTTCTTTAATCTCTTTTGGCAGGTCTTGGCCAATTTTGATTAAAAACGCTTTTTCTTCATCTGTAAGTGCCATTAGTTAGCTCCAGCTCGTTAGTATGCTTATTTGTAAATCTGCCGTTAGATAGTCACCTGCGGCAACGCTTAGTACGCTTGGCGCGCTTACGCCAGTAACATTAAATACAATTGCGCTATTAGCTAGTTTAGTAAACACAGCTACTATTGTGTCCTCTATGCCAATTAGGTTAGAGGCGTTGTCAAACATTGGTACCGTCATAATAATCTTAAAATTAGCCATAGGCGAGATAGTTGCCTGAGAGTTATTGCTTGGCGTGATATATGGATCCGCAGGGGCCACCACCACAGCGCTACTTTGCATTGTGCTTGGCGGGTAGTTAAATACCGTCCATACACCTGGGTTAGCCAGGGCTGCAGCTATTGTGCTGCGTAAGGTAGTTATAGCTGCAGGCATTAGCCGACCATACCCGCAGGTGAAAGATACGGAGCCAAAAGCCCACGCACGGATGCCATAAGAGTGTTAGACATCTTAAAAGGGCTAGGGCTGTAGCCGTCTAGGCTAGTGCCGCCGTTTTGTGTACTGAACCGTGAAGTCCAGATATTTTCTGCCAGCATTAAAGCTGCAGCGTTAATAGCTGGGGTATTGGCGTAGGTAGCCGTTTTTGTATCATCACCTGTCATAGTGCCATAAGGCAAGATGCGCCTAAAGTTTTGGTCAGCTGCTACTTTTGCATATTGGATAAAGCTATAGCCCTGTGGGTATTGCCAGTAATTTAGCTGCATATTAAAGGCAGGCAAGATGTTAGCTGTGCCTGTGCTAAAAGGAATTGTGCCCGTAATTGTGTAAGTACCGTTAAAGGTTGAACCAGCCCCAGCAATAGTTACTGATTGGCCCGTAGTAAATATGCCAGGGTTGGCAACCATAA